CCACGGAAGAAGTTTCACAAAACTATGGTTACAAGTTTGGTCAAGACGAGGAAACATATAACATTGTAGCTGCACATGGCTACTTTGGTAGACTCATTTTCCAATATGCTTCTTTTAATAATTCTCGTAGCTTACATTTCTTTTTGGCTACTTGGCCCGTGGTTGGCATATGGCTCACCTCAATGGGTATCTGCACCATGGCTTTCAACCTTAATGGCTTTAACTTTAACCAGTCCGTCGTTGATGTTAACGGCAAGATCATACCAACATGGGCTGATGTATTAAACAGAGCTAACCTAGGCTTTGAAGTAATGCACGAGCGTAATGCTCACAACTTCCCACTCGACTTAGCATCAGCTGAGTCTACAAACGTAGCATTAACTGCACCACAAATAGCATAACCCCGACATCCATCCCTTGACTAATCATACAAACATTTTTGTCTATAAAAATTCAATAGAACCAGAGTTTTGTGAAAAACTTATTAAACTTTATAAAGATCATAAAGATACACCTTTACTACTGAAGGAAAACTATGGTGATACTTATAATGTAAAATGTAACTATATTCAAACTCGGTTCTTTCCTGACATAGATAATGAATTAGTAAAGGTTATTTATAAAATATTACTTAAAGCTAAACAAGATAATCCTTATCTAAATGGTGGGGAAGATAGTGGATATGCACTACGAGAAATCTATGGAGAGACTAAACTTCATATTGATAGTGTCACAGACCCACAGAACCCCACTAAAGGGAGAACAATAAGTATTATCATAGCTCTAAATAGTGATTATGAAGGTGGAGAGTTTAACTTTCCTCTTCAAAATTACAAAGTAAAACTAAAACAGGGCGATGCGATAGTCTTCCCTGCTACTTACACACATCCACATGAAGTATCTAGTCCAGAAAACGGAACTTTAAGATATACAATTAACACGTGGATGGTGGCGTAACGTCCGTTCATCGCTTTTGCGACGCATGTAATCAAGTCATGGAACGGGGGCTTGGTATCGGAGGGAACTATGACAGTAACTTACGTTTACCGTGGTGTTGTTTATACAAGACACAAGTAATGGCACATCAAAGCTCGGTTATGAAAGCTTCTGTAACTCGGTATACACCCGAGCCAGAAGTTAAACCAGAAAACAAAACTGAAGAAAAGAAAGAAGATGCTCAACTAGAGACTCCTTCTTACTAAACAGCCGGGGAGCACCTCAGAGTCGGACTCCCCTGCCATTGGCACAAGCCCAGTACGCTGGATACCTTATGCCGTCTAGACGGTGGGATAGACCACAACAAAAAAACTCGAGAAAAATTTTAGATCTAAGCAATATCAATCCTTAACAATCCAAAATAATGGCACAACAGAATAGCACATTAACAACTAGCTTGACTAGTCCCGGTGCAGATAATGGTGTCGCTTCTACTACAGCAGAAAGAAGAGCACTATATTTAAAGTTGTTCAGTGGAGAGATGTTCAAAGGCTTCCAGAGAAATACAATCGCTAGAGACCTTGTAATGAAGAGAACACTTACAAACGGTAAGAGTCTTCAGTTCATCTTCACAGGTAGAACAACAGCCGAGTACCATACACCCGGCAACAGCATACTAGGTAACGGTGACGGTGCACCTCCAGTAGCTGAAAAAACCATAACATGCGACGACCTATTAATCAGTTCTGCGTTTGTTTATGAGCTAGATGAAACACTAGCACACTACGATCTAAGAGGAGAAATCTCCAAGAAGATTGGTTATGCTCTTGCAGAGAAGTATGACAGAAAGATCTTTAGATCAATCACCAAAGCAGCTAGACAAGCTAGCCCTATCACTAAGTCCAACTTCGTTGAGCCCGGTGGTACACAGATTCGTGTAGGTACAACTACAAACGCATCTGACGCTTACAGCTCTACAGCTCTAGTAAACGCTTTCTACGATGCAGCAGCTGCATTAGATGAGAAAGGTGTTTCTACAGACGGAAGAGTTGCTGTGTTGAACCCAAGACAATACTACGAACTAATACAAGCTGTTGGTTCTAACGGTCTTATCAACAGAGACGAGCAAGGTGACGCATTACAGTCAGGTAATGGCATCATCGAAATTGCTGGAATCAAGATCTTCAAGTCAATGAACATTCCGTTCTTTGGAAGATTCGGTACTAAGTATGGTACAGGTTCCTCAACAAACCCCGGAGTAACAGATCCCGGAAACACAGGAAGCTTCACAGAAGTTGAAATGGTTGACGAAACAGCTGGAACAGGAGCTGTTAAGACTGTTAACTCTTACGGTAATGGTACATCTGACTTCGAGAACTCATGCGGACTTATCTTCCAGAAGGAAGCCGCCGGTGTTGTTGAAGCAATCGGACCACAAGTACAGGTAACAAGCGGAGACATATCCGTGGTTTACCAAGGCGATGTCATTCTTGGACGCCTAGCAATGGGAGCAGACGCACTTAACCCTGCTGCATCAGTTGAATTATTCGCTGGAACAGCAACTAAGCCTTCAGCTTTCTCATAAGTTTTTATTTTTTTTATACGGGAGCTTCGGCTCCCCTTTTTTTATGGCTTCCACAACTATTGAACTCGATACCGAACTATCCGCAGTGAACTCTATACTGGGGGCTATCGGACAAGCACCTTTGACAGCACTTACATTAAATGCAGATGGGGTGTTTGATAATCCAGAGGTATCATTTATTTATAACCTACTCCGTGATGCTAACGTAGACACGCAGGCAGAGGGGTGGCATTTTAACACAGAAAAACATGTAAAATATACACCTGATACTAATGGTAATATACTTATAGCAAATGATGTATTACAGCTAGATGTATCAGAAGGCTGGACTCATAGAATATATGATGTAGTCAGACGTAATGGTAAACTATATGATAAGATAGATCATACTTATGACTTCTCTACTCTAGACAGTATAGACCTTGACGTTGTATTATTAGTAACTTTTGAAAATTTACCTACACCTTTTAGACGTTATATTACATATAGAGCGTCAACAAAAGCAGCTACACAGTTGGTTGCAAACCCTAATCTTGTCAAATTATTACAAGGACAAGAAGCTTTAGCACGTGCTTCTATTATGGAGTACGAATGTAATCAGGGTAATCATAGTATGTTTGGATTCCCAGAAAATACAATACATACAACTTATCAACCTTGGAGAAACCTTAGACGATAATGGCAAGCGTAACACAAACCATTCCTAGTTTTACTGGGGGTATATCGGAACAGCCCGATCAATTAAAATTTCCGGGACAAGTCAAAAATGTTGTAAATGCAATACCTGACATTACACGTGGCTTATATAAAAGACCCGGTGCAAAAAGAATAAATTCTCAGCCTTTACCCAGTGTAGCTACAGGTGGTTCGTGGTTTCACTACCATCGAGATGAAGAAGAAGGATCTTACATAGGACAGGTAGCCGCCGATGGTACACTAAGAATGTGGAAAGCTGACGGCGACAACGCTGGAGCTGCACAGAATATAGTATATGGTACTGGCGGTGAAACAGCAATTAAAAATTATTTAACAACAAGTAATGCAGAGAACATCCAATTCCTTACTATCAACGACACTACCTTTGTTAGTAGTCGTGATAGTTCTAACGCTAATACGCTGGTAGGTAGTACAGGCACAACTACTGCTAATCCTGATGCACACTTTGCATTTATTGAAGTAACACGTACAGAAAATGGTAGACAGTATGGACTTAACCTATATAACAATAATTCTACTACCAGTTTTACAAGAGCTACACGTATCAAAATAGCATCTGATACACTTGACGAAAGCGAGGGTACAGGTCAATGTAGAGGAATTGGTATACAAACATTTAGTGTAGATAGTGGTTCTAAAAAGAATCTTATATTTAAACTTGATATACGTGGACAACAAGGTAGTATCGGTGGTGAAGGTAACGATCCAGAGGACTTTGCATGTGCATATAATAGAAGTATAATATTATTGCATGGTGGAGAAGGTTGGACTACAGGTGATACAATAACAGTTACTATGGATTCTGCAAAGGGTCGAACTGTAAACGGGTCAGCTGGTGGTAATAATGGCAGATCTAATAAAGGTGATGCGTCTGCTACATATACCATAGAAGTGACTGAACATGAAACAGTTACAGTAAAAGCTAACCTAAAATTGGTGCGTCCAGAACCTACACCATTTGATGCTGACACAGCTGTGAGTGCTGACCAAGTATTAGGTGGTATTATATCAGAATTACCTACTGGTATTACTGGTACTATTATTGGTAATGGCATATACATGTCTAGCTCTAGCTCATTTAATGTGGAGATAGTAGAAGATGACTTGATGCGAAGTATGGGTACGTCAGTTAATGATGTTACTTTACTACCTAAACAATGTAAACATGGTTATATAGTTAAAATAGCTAATGCTAGAATATCAGAAGAAGACGATTACTACCTACGATTTGAGGGTTTAAACGATCAGGATGGTACAGGTTCATGGAGTGAATGTGCAAAGCCAAGTATAGCTAAGAGTTTTACTAACATGCCGCTAGTGATCCAGAGAACAGCTCTAGCTAATCAAGGTACAGCAAACGAAATAGCTACATTTACTATCAAGCAGTTTACATATGCTGACAGAGCAGTAGGTGATGATACTACTAATCCATTTCCGTCGTTTAAAGATAAGCGTGTTAATAAAGTATTATTTTTTCGTAACAGATTAGCATTTTTAGCGGGAGAAAACGTAATATTATCTAGACCGGGAACTCTTGGTGAGCCTGACTTTTTTGCAGAAACAGCATTAACAGTTAGTGCAAATGATCCTATTGATATATCATGCTCATCTACATTTCCATCAGAATTGTTTGATGGTATAGATATTAACTCAGGTCTTGTAGTATTTAGTACAAACCAACAGTTTTTGTTATCATCTGATGATACAGTACTAAACCCTGATACTGCTAAATTACGTAGTATAGCTACATTTAATTATAACAAAGATATATCACCTGTGTCTCTAGGCACTACTGTTGCTTACCTTGATGACTCTGGTAAATTTAGTCGGTTTAATGAAATGGCTAACATTGCGAGAGAAGGAGAGCCAAACGTAGTAAATCAAAGTCAGGTAGTTCCTACACTGCTTCCTAAAGATATAGATTTATTTACAAACTCACGTGAAAACAACTTAGTTATAATGGGTAAAACTAACTCTGATACAGTACAGGGTTTTAGATACCTTAATGTAGGTGACAAGCGTGAACAGTCAGCATGGTTTAAATGGAAATTTAACAATCCATTACTTTACCATTTTATTATAAATGACGAGTACTATTTTTTAGATACTGACCATTTTTTACAAAGTATAAGACTTGTACAACAAGAGAGCGATCCAAGTATTACTCAAGATAATGTAGATTTTTTATTACATTTAGATAATTATACAACTGATACAGGCAGCAGCAGCTACAGTGCATCTACGAAACTAACTACATTTACTGGTGTTAGTTGGCTACCTTTAGTTACATCACCTAACTATGACTTAGTTGTAATAGATACTAATACAGCATCTGCACGTGTAGGTAGATATGGTAAGCCTACATTAACTAGCACAACTAGCTTTACACTACCGGGAGACTGGTCTGGTGTAACACTAACAATAGGATACTTATACGAATATCTTGTAGCATTTCCTACACTCTACTTAGCACGTGCACAAGGGCAGTCTAGCAGATCTGATGTTAACTCATCCCTCGTAGTACATAGAATTAAATTACACTTCGGTAAGATAGGTTTATATGAAACAACTCTTGAACGTGTTGGTAAATCTGACTACACAGAAGTATACGAATCTACAGAGCTAGACGAATACGATGTGTCCGATGCACCCTACCTAGAAGAGTTTATAAAAACTGTAGCAGTATATGAAAAAAATACTAACGTAGATATTACACTTAAATCACGTCACCCTGCACCATCCACGCTACGAGCTATGTCATGGGAGGGAGACTACTCACCCAAATATTACAGACGTGTCTAAATTAGATCAATACGTACACCCAATTACAGAGGAGGCTGCCGCAGAGGTGGCCTCTAACCTACGCCCAGATGACCTCAGAGAGGTCGTAGAAGGTCATGGACTAGATCCTATGGCCGAGCTACTACGAGTGGCTAGGATTGGCTCTGCTGTGTATTTCACAGTACCAGACGGCAAGACTGCCGGACTAGCAGGAGTCGGGGAAGGAGGTGAAATATGGATGCTATGCACTCC